AGCAGCGCGCCAAAGAGTCGGCAGCCGGTGGCGATCAGGCCGACGAGCGCGAGCTGAAGCGGCGCAAGCTGGCGGCTGAAACCGCCAAGGTCGAGCTGGAGCTTGCGCGAGTGCGCGGCGAGGTGGCCCCCCTGGCCCAGCTCGAGCGCGCGCTTGCCAATACGTTCGCGGAGGTAAAAACGAATCTGCGCTCGGTCCCGAGCCGCGTGGCGACAGCGATCATCGGCGAGGAAACGGAAGCCAGGATCAAGGCGGTAATACTCAAAGAGATCGACCAGGCGCTCGAGGCGCTGGGCGACTTCGATCTCGAGGAGCCGGATTCAGACGATGACTGATTTCGACAACTTCGACGGATTGCGGCGAGCGATCCAATCGGCAGCGCGCCACCTAAAGCCGCCACCGAACCTAAAGCCGAGCGAATGGGCGGAGCAGAATGTGCGCGTCCCGATCGGTAACGCGGTCCCCGGCTTGATCCGATTCGATCACGCGCCATACCAGCGCGAACCGTTGGACATGACCGCAAACCCCGACTGCCAGCGAATAACGCTCATGTGGAGCGCGCAGGTCGGCAAGACGATGCTCGCGCTATGCGCCCAGGCGTTCAAGATCGGGCAAGACCCGCAGAGCCAGATAATGATGCAGCCGTCGCAGGGCGATCTGTCGACATGGCTCGAGACAAAATTCAATCCATTGGTCGATAGCAATGATCAACTGCAATCTCTGATCGCCAAGCCCAGGGGCCGAGAGGGGGTCAACAATCAGCGGATGAAATCGTATCCCGGCGGGTTCTTGATGTTTTCCTGGTCGGGATCACCCAAGACAATGCGCGGACGTTCCGCGCCGTTCATCGTTTGCGACGAGACTGACGGCTATGACAAGAGCCAGGAAGGTCACCCGGTTTCGTTGTTGTGGCAGCGCGCGGCGACATTCGGCGACCGGCGCAAGCTGCTCGAGATCAGCACCCCGACAATCAAGGGCGCGAGCTGGATCGAGGACGCCCACGACCAAGGCGACCAGCGGCGGTTTTATGTGCCATGCCCGAGCTGCGATCACCGGCAGCAGCTCACCTGGTCGAGCGTGATGTGGGACGAGGACCAACCGCATACCGCGAAATATGCCTGCATCGGCTGCGGCGTAATGTGGAGCGATGGCGAGCGAATTGCGGCCATACGGCGCGGCGAGTGGCGCAGCTCGCGCGAGTTCCGAGGCCACGCGAGCTATCACTTAAACGAGCTGTATTCATGCTTTCGCAAGCTGGGTGATATCGCGCAGTCGTTTCTCGAAAAGAAGCGCAGCGGGGATTTGCAGACATTCGTTAATGTCTCACTGGCGGAAACCTGGGAGGAATCTGGCGACGGCGTTGATCAGGATTTACTCGAACATCGCGCGGAGGATTGGGGCGAGAAATGGCCGCCCGAGGTGGTCATAGTGGTCGCTGGGGTCGATGTTCAGGACGACCGGCTCGAGGTCGAGCTTGTCGGTGTTGGGCGCGATGAGGAAACATGGTCGCTTGATTATGTGATCCTGCCCGGCGATCCGAGCGCGCCACAGGTATGGGCCGATCTCGATGCGGTGTTATTCGCCAGCTACGAAACCCAAGACGGTCGCGAGCTGGGCGTCCGGGCTACTTGTATCGATACCGGCGGACATCACACCCAAGCCACCTATCGCTATATCAAGGGCCGAGAGTCGCGGCGGGTTTTTGGAATCAAGGGCGTCGGCGGCGAGGGGCGTCCCCTGGTCGGGCGTCCGAGCAAAAACAACATCGGGAAGGTTCGGCTATTCCCGGTGGGTTCCGACACCGCGAAGGAGCTGGTTTATTCCCGCTTGAAGATCATGGAGCCGGGTCCGGGGTACTGTCATTTTCCCGACAACCGAGATTCCGAGTATTTCCTGCAGCTAACGGCGGAGCAGCTTGTGACGCGATACGTTCGCGGCCATGCAAAGAGGCAATGGGTGAAAAAGCGAAGAAGGAATGAAGCACTCGACGTAAGGTGTTATGCTATGGCGGCGCTATATATTTCTGGCATTAATGTCAATATACTAGCGAACAAAATCGCAGAGCAGCGACCAGACAGCGACAGCCAGAAGCCCGAGCGCAGCAAGCGGCAATCCAAGCAGCGGAAGCCGGGGGGCTTTGTTAATAATTGGAGGTAGGACTTGGCAAACCTATTTGATGCCGCAGCCGCGCCAGAAGGCGAGCCGTCCGAGGTAGTGGTCGGCGACTATATACAATGGAAGCGATCCGATCTTGTCGCTGATTACCCGACCGCAGACTATACCGCCACCTACGTCGCCAGGATAACCGGCGGCGGAGCAAGCGAAATACAGCTCACCGGCACTGCATACAATGGCAGTTATCTATTCACGGTCGACTCAGAAACTTCGACGGACTTTACTCCGGGTTATTATCACTGGCAGCTCGAGATTGTTCGCAATTCAGACAGCAACAGAATCGTCGTCGACCGGGGCGCGTTTACCGCGATCGTCGATCTCGATGTCAACAACAGCGACCCGCGCACTCATGCGGAAATCATGCTCACGAAAATCGAATCTCTGCTCGAGGGGCGCGCTGATTCTGACGTTGCAAATTATGCAATTCAGGGGCGTTCTCTGACAAAGCTCAGCATCGACGATCTGGTGAAGTGGCGGGATTATTATCAGTCCGAGGTCAACAATCAGAAGCGACTCGAGGAAATCAAGCTAGGGCGCAAAACGTCGGCAACTGTCAAAGTGAGGTTCACATAAATGGGGATGTTCGACTTTTTCCGTCGCAAGCCGTCCCCGCCAATTAGGAAGCGCGGATATGATGGCGCGCAGGCGGGGCGGTTGTTTTCTGATTTTGTAACGTCGCAGCGATCAGCGGATTCAGAGATTAGATACTCTCTGAAAACATTGCGAAATCGATGTCGAGAGCTGGCGCGCAACAATGAATACGCGCGGCGATATTTGCATTTGGTAAAGACCAACGTAGTAGGCGAAAGGGGCGCGACGCTACAGGTCAAAGCGACCAACGTCGACGGCAGCCTAGATACAATCGGCAATTCGATCATCGAGCGAGAGTGGTCGAAATGGGCGCGCGTCGGAAACTGTACCGTCGACGGGCGTTTGTCTTTTGTCGACGCGCAGGCGATGGTGGCGGAGTCGATGGCTCGCGACGGCGAGGCACTGGTGCGAATCGTAAATTACACCGGCAGCCCGTACCGATTCGCGCTCGAATTTCTCGAGCCGGATGTGATCGACGAGGAAAAGAACGAGCGCGCAGCGAACGGAAACGAAATCAGGATGGGCGTCGAGTTCGATCAATATCGTCGCCCGGTCGCTTATCACATGCTGACCGAACACCCCGGCGATTATCAGTTCTCGCAATATGACCGGCGCACCCAGCGAGTCGAGGCGGAGAATATCCTGCACTTGTATCTGCCGGATCGAGCGCAGCAGACGCGCGGCGTCCCCTGGATGTCGACCGCGCTGACATCGCTGAAGATGCTGCACGGTTATCGCGAGGCCGAGCTTGTCGCTGCGCGTACTGCAGCGAGCAAGATGGGATTTTTCATTTCGCGATCTGGCGATGGCTTTATGGGCGACGATCTCGAGGATGGGATCGTGCCGCTAACGGATGCGGAGCCTGGGACATTCTTCCAGCTTCCGCGCGATGTTGAGTTCCAGCCCTGGGATCCATCGCACCCCACGAGTGCTTTCGCCGATTTCGAAAAATCCATTTTGCGCGGCATTGCGTCCGGGCTGGGCGTTTCCTATCACTCACTGGCGAATGATCTGACGCAGACCAGCTACTCGAGCATTAGGCAGGGCAGCATCGAGGACCGCGACTTTTACAAAATGATCCAGAGCTATCTGATCGCGCACTTTGTGCAGCCGGTTTACGAGCGTTGGCTGATCAATGCGTTCACCATTGGCGCGGTGAATCTGCCGATCGACAAGTTCGACAAGTTCGCCAGCGCGTCGCAGTTCCGTCCGCGCGGCTTCCAATGGGTCGATCCGCAGCGCGAAATTAGCGCGCACGTTATTGCGCTCGGGAATGGCTTGATATCGCTGCAGGATGTGGCGAACCTATACGGGCGCGATGTCGAGGAAGTATTCGCGCAAATTGCGCGGGATAAACAGCTCGCGGAACAGTTCGGGCTGAAGCTGGCATTCGAGCCGTTCGGCGGCGGGCAGTCACCCTACGGACCCGGCAAGATCAATCTGCAAACCGGGGAATCATTCGATGCGATGACGGAGGAAGCTGATGGCGACTAATTTCCCGAGCGAAGGCGACGATAAAAAAATATCGTTACGAAATTCGGAATACCCGCAATTCGATCGCGATTTCGCGGAGAACATCAAAGAGTTCAATGAAGAGATTTGGGCGCTGGGTGGGAATGTTCGAGGCAATGAGGCTTTCGAGCTGTGGGGTCGCGCGCGCGATGGCGATGAGGCTGGTTCAGTGTTGGACTGGATCAAGGAGCGAGAAGCCTGGGCAGCGCGACATTTTGAGGATGGCGCTCATTTTGGCGAAGGCGAAGAACCGACTCGCAGCAACATGGGCGGAGTCGTCGCGCAGATGAAGTGGGGCGTCGTCGGCACTATCGGCGAGCAAAGCATGAAGGACGCAATGCTCGAGCTGATAGACAAGCTGGATGACGCTGATGATGAAAGCGAGGAAGCGCGAGAGTATACTAACGAGGAAGAACGCACCGAGGGCAGTGCAGTGGAAAAAAGACATATAGCAGACATCCGCGAAACGGATGACGAGATCATCATCACGTTTGCCAAGGCACACGACGAGGAAGAATCCGAGGCCGACGATGATGAAATGCGCGAGGAGCGATTCAGCAAATCGGAAGTCGTGCATCGAATGGAACACGCTGACATCGAGCAGAAGGATGATCGGCGAGTCGAAATGTCAGTATCGAGCGAGCTGGAAGTCGAGCGATCATTCGGTCGCGAAATGGTAGTTCATACCGAGGATTCGCTTGATCTGCGGTTTTTACGTTCCGGCCATGCGCCACTATTGGCGGAACATGACCCCGAGAGACAGATCGGGGTAATCGAATCTGTTAATCTCGATGGCTCGGCGCGTCGTCTACGCGCGACGGTTCGCTTCGGAAAAGGCGAGCTTGCCAGCGAGTATTACCAGGATGTGATCGACGGAATTCGCTCAAATGTTTCCATCGGTTACAAGGTTCGGCGGATGGAGCGCGACAAGGATCAGGCTGATCTTTTCCGCGTGACCGATGCCGAAATTCTCGAGGTCAGTATCGTATCGATCCCCGCCGACCCGTCCGTGGGTGTGGGTCGCTCGGTCGAGTTACCCGATAACGCAACCATTAAACCCATCGAAACGGAGGTTCCAAAAATGGAACAGGGAAACCACATCGATCTGGATCAGGTTCGCGCGGAAGCTGCCGCCGAGCGATCCAAAGAGATCAACGAAATCGTCGGCTTGGCCGTCAAGCACAATCAACGCGCTTTTGCTGATGAAGCTATCCGCCAGGGCATGACGCTCCCGCAGTTCCGGGGCGCACTGCTCGAGAAGATCGCAGACAAGCCGCTCGAAGTCGCTGATATTGAGCTGACGCAAAAAGAACAGCGCCAGTATAGTCTGATCAACGCAATCCGCTCCGCGCAAACTGGCCGCTTTGACGGCTTCGAGCGCGAAGTATCCGAGGAGCTTGCCAAGCGATACGGAAAAGAGGCTCGCGGCTTCTACGTTCCGCCGAGCATTTTCCAGCGCGATCTGACGGTCGGCACTAACACGGCTGGCGGTTTCTTAAAGCCAACCGATCACCTGGGCGGCGAGTTCATCGACGCGCTGCGCGCCAATCTGGTCGTTTCTGGTCTGGGCGCTCGCATGATGCAGGGCTTGAAAGGCGACATCGCCATTCCCGCGCTTAACGCCAAGACTGCTGTCGGTTTCGTTGCAGAAAACAACGCGCCCGGCTCAGAAGGCGCTCCGACTTTCCGCCAGGTAACCATGTCACCCAAGACTCTGGTCCAGTACGTCGACATCTCTCGCAAGCTGTCAATGCAATCTGACCCGAGCGTGGAGCAGGTTATCCGCGACGATCTGACCCGCCAATTTGCGGCCAAGATCGACGAGGTGGCGATCGAGGGCGGCGGTTCTAACGAGCCGACCGGCATCACCCAGACCAGCGGCATCGGTTCAGTCGCCATCGGCAC